TTTCTACTGGTGGCGACTCTACAACCGTTTCTACTGGTGGCGACTCTACAACCGTTTCTACTGGTGGCGACTCTACAACTTGTTCTTTTAGTGTTTCTGCTAAAGTTTCTTCAACGACTTCCCAATCTTGTGTTTGGTTATTCCAGCGCTCAGACATACATTTCTCCAATTATATTATTTATATTAGCTTCGGTCAATGAATATAGTTTATGATGTAATTCATCTACACTACCATTATTATGAATAGTATAATCATAATCATTTTCATCCATCCCATGTTCCGAAGCATGTTCATGTTCAGAAATTCTTATGGTATCATCACGAACAATCTGAATTACTATACCACCCCGATTTCGAATCCACAAAGCTTCATTACTAAAACGAACATCACTAATTATAACTGTCCTACCCGGATTCTTATTAACAAATATTTCTGCATTCTTAACCCAAATATTAGGATCTAAGGATCTACCAACCTCTGTACCTATACGTTGATACATTTTACGCGGAGAAATACCCCAAGGTTCTATTGCTACCTCTTTATTACGTTCCTGTTCATCAGTCAACTGAAACATAATTTTAATAGATTCTTTAATTGGTTTTGCAAAAAAATAATGTAAACAGTTAAATGTATCACACAAATATTTTGCTGCTGTATCTTTACCACTTCTAGCCTTACCTGCAAATCCAATAACCATTGGCTCTCCTTTTGAATTAGTCAATCCGAAAATAGGAAACATTATTTACTAGACCCTCTCCAATGATCAGGTCCTCTTTTAACTTCATTCTTCCAAACATGAGGCTTGGCTATGCCTGTTTCTGTATCAATAACTGGTATGTAACCTTCTAACTTATTTCGATACACCTTTGCTTCTGATTTATTCTCAAAAAATTCTTTACCAACTTTAAACAGCTTCTTCATCATAAACTCCACTTTTAAAAATTATTAAATAAACGGAAATACAACATATGCTAATACTAAATATACACCTGTGCCAATCAAAATTCCCGATAACATAATAAACCTCCTAATTAAAAAATACCAAATATACAATACCAAACGGGGCGAAGAGTACTGTTAGGAAATACGCCAAAACTGTGGAAACCATTATTAATCCTAACATGGCTTTAATTACTTCTTCCATTAAATCTCCTCTCATTTAATATACTAATATTATACCAAAACTATCCCCCTAATACAAGGAAAAAGTGTATTAGATAACTTATTGTTTTTAAAGGGGTTATAACTTGTTGTTTTTAAAGGAGTTATTAACCCCATATACGGCGATATAAGGCGATATTATTAAAGGTATACCCTACTATGCATTTCGTATAATATCGCCTTAAATCGCATTTAAATGCACCTAATCATAGCCTCGACCATAGTCACTATACCACGACTCCATCCCCGATCCCATATTAGAACAATCTAATCTCACAAGTAAATTATATTGCTGTGCGGGAATATCCTCTAAACATACGTTAAGAGGCATTTGACATCCCTTACATAAAACATCCGTTGATGTTATATTTACTGCCACATGAAGAGGAATATTTGTTGCATGATAATGTTTCTGTTTTCCCTCAGGATGAAAAAATCGATGTTCATTCCGCTGATAACATTGTGGACAATAAAACATAATTACGTCATAAAGTTCCATAACTCACTCCAATAATGGCTTAATTACCCCTGCGCGTCAAAGTAATCCCACGAAAGTTCTCCTCGCTCTATGGTTTCTCCTACCTTTCTACATCTAGCATATGTTTTTCGAGTATTGCCACCTGCATATGTAAAAGTCCTTACACCGGCATTATATTCATTAGCACTACCAACAGTATCTGAATATGTATTAGATGCGGTTGCAGTATTTTCATATTGCCATATAGTACTATTTGCTACAGCTGCCCATGCCATAATGATTCTCCTTATGATTTTCGGGTTACGGCTACTATCTTATTAATTTGTTTCTGAATAATCTCTTTCCTATTAGGCCATTTAATATAAACATCCTCAGGATTCTTCATCAAATTATATAACAAAGGCATAACCATCTTTTCAACTTTCAATAAATCATCTTTATGTTCTTTCTTCAAAACATCCAATTGTGTTTCATCGCCCTCTCGGATCGCAATTAACTTATCAATTTTATCCTCTAAGTCACCTGATGCGACTCCTTTCGTATCAGCAATTCTGCTTTGAATTTCCTTCTCCACTTCTTCGATTTCTGCTTCATCAACAGTATTAAAACCGAAATCCATATCGTCATCATAGTCATCAAAATTGAATTCTTCAGCCATAGCACTTCTCCTCTATCCTATTTTTATTACTTGCGGATTCTGTTTCATAATCTCTACCAGTCTACCTATATAAGTATCCATTTCCTTTAAAGGCTTTTTAAATACCTGCACCTCAAAAGATTCCCTCACGGCTATTAATATTACAATTTGTTCTGGCGATGCTCCTGTCATTTCAAAGAATGCTGCTGAATAAAAAAAGGCTTGTATATAATAATCCTCAATCCATTCTTCCTTCTTTGCTTTCTTTGATGTTTTAAAATCTATAACAGACAATACACCATTATACTCTGCAATACAATCTGCAGTTCCTCCTATCTTTAACATATCACTATATACTGGAATTTCTAATCCAACTATATTATCAATATTACCAAGTAAAAATCTTAAACGATTAAACACACTTCTTGCTTCATCATTGACTATTAATAAATTTTGATTATACAAGTAGCGTTCACATAGGTCATGTACGTCAGTTCCTAATTTAGCAGACTCTTTCATTATTTTATCTGCTTCCACATCACCAACTCTTTTTCTCCATTCATCAAGGCTTGGTTTAGGTTGTGCACCAAGAATAGATGTAATAGAAGGATATGTATGACCATTCGGTGTTACATATACCCTTCTCCCATTCATTACCTCTCGATGAGGGACTTGTATATCATCAATATCTTTCACATGATTAAACTGCTTCATTTTTTAGTAGATTCTCTATATCCCAATATAACGTCAACAATCATAATTTTTTCAGCACGTAATATTTTTAAAACTATATTATCCTCCGGTGATTTCTTTACGATAGCTCCTGCAAATGATGCAGGATGAATTGTTGAGCCATCAAGTTCTAAAAGAACATCACCCATTTTTAATATACCAAAAGCAGGTCCATTTGGAATAACCTCTTCTATAAAGATACCAGTACCAAATTCAGGATATTTAAATGCCGTTTTTAAACTTCCATATTCTTCTTTAAACTTAATAATATCCTTTTTATTAATTTCACGAAATAAAACACCAATAAAAGGACGTTCTATCTTTTCACCTGTTTTTAATCGCTTAATAATATATTGTGCATAANCGCCATCAATAGCAAATCCAAGCCCGATACTTCCTCCTCCGTCCTTATTTGTCATAACCATAGTATTAATACCAACTACATTACCATGGTCATCAAACAAAGGTCCTCCTGAATTACCCGGATTTATAGAAGTGTCAGTTTGAATAAAGGGAACATAGCTTGGCGTATTAGGCACATGCCTATTTATAGCTGATATATATCCAAACGTTGTCGTGAAAGATAAACCCAGTGGTGAACCCATTGCAATAGATTGCGATCCAACTTCTGGTGTCTCTCCCCAAACAACAAAAGGAAATTGGATGTTAAGTGGATTATTTATTTTCAATACAGCAATATCTGACTCTGTATCATAACCAATAACAACAGCGTCATATTGTTTATTATCTTTAAATCTCAAATGAACAATACCACGATTATTAGTTATATTTGCTACAACATGGGCATTTGTAATAACATGTCCCTCTTTAGAAATAACAAAACCAGACCCCGATCGTATAGATTCATTACCCTCAGACTTATCGGGTCCGCGTTTTTGTCTAAATTTAAAACCACCACCTGATGTTGGATCTGCAGAATTATTTTCTGATACAATCTCAACAACTGCTGGCATAACTTTTTCAATCACCCGAGTATTGGGTGTATGACTTGCATAGCCTAATGATGAACATAACAAAGATATTGCAATAACATATGCAATNATTCTTTTAAACATGTAGAACTCCTTTTGTAAAAGCTTTTTATGGACTGTATAATTCTATATCATTTCCACCCAATATACAACTTCTATTAATACCTTTATATATAAATATAATTGCATATTGGTTATTAGCAGGATTCAACCATAGTTGTGTTTGCATCAATTCTGTATGTCTCTCATCATTGACTGTGCCTTTTGCTGCTAAGTTTAAACGATATTCATTCTTAACCATCTTCTCAATAAAGTCTTTCGTATTACAATAAACTAAAATTTCATTCAATGGTTTTATTTGTTCTGGTTCTGGCTTTGGCTTTGCGGGTGAACCACCATATCCTTTAAACATATCATAATCAGGCGTCAAAGAACCAGCTGTAACTAACAAAGAACTTCCCATTATAAGGTACGATAATATAAAAATCAAAGCTACTTTTTTCATTTCTACTCCTTTCAACTAATCTCGAATATCAAAATTAGAATTATACTTTTTCTTAATGGTATGTAGCCTCTCATTAAACGCTTTAGTAGGTTTCTTTAAGCCTTTAGTGTTTTCTAAAAAGACTGGATCCACGGGTCGTGGACCTCCAATAATACGTAAAATCCGTCCCTTTGTAGAACATTTAGGACATTTTCGTTTTAATGGTATATCCATTTCCGCAATTGTTTGAAACTCTTCAAATGTATGTGAACATTCATCACATTTAAAATCATATAAAGGCATGCAATTTTTTCTCTAAATGTCCTCGTAACCTACGACTTAACCAATTACCTGCCCCATAATTTTTTATATAACTAATTTCTTGTTTCAACTTTTTCTTTTGTAATCGTTTTTTCATATGCTAACCCCCAAAGGTATTTCAAATTGAGCAAATTTGTTTTTCCATTTAAAAAATGATTCACCATGATCTGTTCTATTCAACGTCATCCATTGCCATTGATGTACCATTTCATGTGCTAATGTAAAAAGAAATTCATTNCTATTAATAAAGCGATCTGCTATAGATAAAACACCANAGACCTTTTCTCCTTCTTCTTCATAAGGAATATGTTCTGCATGACATCCCTTCTTTTGTAGAATCTCAATATCATAAAATGGATGTACTTGATTGTTAAAAATTTCTTCGTTTAATATATTNAACCAACGCGTGATAAGATGTTTGGTTGGATAAAAGGTTTTAGAATAGTACTTTTTGCTTATTTTGTTTTCTTTATAAGCCCGAGCAAAATTAGATTCACTGCTCCGAACCGCCTGAATAACAGGATTTGATTTTGAAATATACACTTTAAACTCCTTGTCATCTTGGTGATGGATACCCACTCCTTTTACGTTTAATTCTCTCTGAGGGTGCCCCGCCATCCGAAGTCACTACTGCTCTTGCAGTAAAAGACCTTTCGAATTCATATGAGCATTCAAATTTATTACCAAACACATCTCCAGTAAAGTCTGGATCATTCCAACTTAATCTTATAGGAGAATCAGACATACTTTTGACTTCAACAGTAATATAATCTTCTTTAACTGCTTCCAAAACTAAAGCATCATACTTTTTAAAAGTCTTATTTCCTTTCGCTTTGTATCTAACAGTCGTGTTTAATTTGGATTCATCCATTAGCTTATACCTTTCTATATAAATCTGGAAATACTTCTAATACGAGTTTCTCTGTTAATCCTTTCACTTTAAGTTTCTTTTTCATCATCTGTTCATATATCATGGACTCAGCTGGATGCATAGACTCCAATACTTGAATCAATAATTCTTTCATTCGCTCTGGTTTTACACCTGCACTCTTAGGGTGTCCTTTTACAAATACAGCACACTTAGGTATCTCCATATACAAAGTTGAAGGATTCAATCCTATAGGGGCATCATCCGGTGTATAAGAAGGAACCTCAATACACCAGTCAATATTAGGGTCAAATGTACCCTGCAATACTGCTTTAAGCGTAGCATTCTGTTTATACTTTTCTAAAAACTCTGCTTTTTGCTTTCGTGTTTTTAATTGTTCAAATTCTTCAAATAATTCAGATATCATTTTTGTATTAGGTGTCATCTTGTAAATTCCTCCATGTTTTCCATTAAATATTTCAATCGATTTGTAATAAAATAATTCATTAAATTGCCTTGTTGATATACTTTATCTTTTTTATATTCCGACAAGATCCCGTCAGCAATACTAGTTGGAATATATTCAAAATCTATCAATACTTGATTTCTATTCCAGCCATGTAACATTTCATCTTTAAAGTCAACCTGTGGATTTTGTGTCATCCAAGTAGCCACTTTCTTTTTTGAAATTGGCTTTTGTCTTATCTTCTCGACCATTGTATTATCCGCTGACAATATATTCGGAATACCATCACCTTTATCCCCGCGTATAATATGTTCTTTCAAATACTCAAATGGATCTATACCATTAAGCATTTTCTTCTTCATAGGAGAATATTGCCGTATAGACTTATATTTATACAGTTGAGAGAAGTCCTTATCACTAGAAACAACCAAAGTTTTCTCTTTTAAGTCATTATTTGCATATTTAGATAACACTGCAATAACATCATCTCCCTCTGCATGATCTGTTCTTATAACTTTATATGGAAAGTATGTATCAAGTTCTTCGATAATTTTATTAATTGTTTCAAATAAAGCTTTCCAATCCATCCCCTTTTCTTCTTTTTGTTTAGTCCTTTCTACTTTCCTGTGTGCTTTATAATATGGAAAAAATTCTTTCCGCCAGCTGGCATGTTGATCACAACAAATAACAATCTCGCCATATTGACTTTTATATTTAGTTCTATATGACCGGATACTATTCAATACCAAATGACGAATATAATCTTCGCCAAATCGTTCCTCATCTGGTACTTTATGTGCAACCATTATTGAACCAACAATAATATTTGAAAAATCTAGAAGTATCATGGTGCTCCTTTATAATGTCGTATGTCTACGTTCCCATACTTTTTTAATAACTCAATGCCATTTTCATTTTTATAACTTTCTTCATAATAAAACTTCCTAATACCAGACTGTAATATTAACTTAGCGCAATCAACACATGGTGCATAAGTACAAAACATATCTGCATCTAAACCTGACTCAGTACATTTTGCCAACTTAGTTATCGCATTAGCTTCCGCATGAAGAACTTCTGGTTTTGTATGTCCATTTGATTCACAAACATTCGAATGACCAGAGGGCATACCATTATACCCGATAGAAATAATCCTATCATTCTTTACAATGATACAACCAACTTGTAATCTAACAGCTGTTGAAAGTTGTCCATATATTCTTGCGACAGCTAAATGCGCTTGTATATATTTATCTTTCACTAGAATACACCTAGCAAAACCGTATCTTTACCAATCCTCCCCGTTAACGGTCTTTCAGACGTTTTCAAATTATTTAATGTTTTCTTCAAAGTACCTTTTTTCAAAACAGCAAGTGTATCTTTTGGCTTACCCGCTTTCTTTTCCACCGATTCAGTTTTATCAAAATGTTGCATAGTGCATCCCTTAATACTAAATCCCCTAACAGTATTCTCTGCATGATAAACACCAAGACGATTAGACTTAGTATTATATACCCATAATTCTTTTGCCCCAATAATTTTTTCAGGATTAATACTAACTAATCGAAGATCAGGATACTCCTCTTGATACTTTAATTTATTAACAAGACGCGTAGCTGATAATGTTTTCTTTTTACGTGGTTTGCGTTGTGCTGTAGAATTCTTAATAATGCGATCTATATCATCTAAAATAGTACCATACAAATCCATCATTAACTTACTTTCTTTTGGTTTCAGATGACTCCATGCTTCTATAAGATATTCATCATCTTTATTATAAACATCTACTAATTCATTATAACAATCAAGATACATCGGTCGCATTTTTCTAGCATGTGCCGCCTTACAACCAATTTCTAATAAATGGTTATATGCATCATACTTTATCTTATAACCACTGTCAATAAAATCATCCACCTTTCCTTCGACGGCAGATATCATATCTTCCACTTTACTTTGCAAACGATCTTGGATACTAATTACGCGTTT